CAAAACAAAAAATTGCTAACTTAAGGAAGCTCCCTAAAGTATTGAGTTTATTAATAAACTTAAGAATAATGTCATACTTATGCTTAACTTAACTTAAGCTTTACTTAGGGTAAGCTAGGTGTAACTTAGAATAATTCTAACTAAGCTAAGGCTTAACTGAAGCGACTCTTCTGCGTATGATACTATACATAAACTTAAGCTTAAACTTTATGTCTTGACTTAGTTTTTTAACTAGTTACTTGGAGGATCCCGGGCCCGGCCTGAAAGCCCCGGTGACTGCGGGTTTCAGAGGATTGACTATATCACTATTTTTGTTATAATGTATAATAGAAATGGTTTCCATTTCGTAACCCATTATTTGAAAGGAAATACATAATGGATTTAATTACTGAAATAAAAGATAATAGCGGTAAGCTTAAAGGCCAAATATTGGTTTGTAAGTTTAACCCAAATAAGGATGAGGATTTTAACCCACCTTGTCCCAAATCAGTTTTTACTATTTACTTCAACAAGTTTGAGGATAAAAAAGGAAAAACTGTTATTTCAAATGTTACTTACAACCTTTTGAGTGAGACCAATAAAAGGTTCGGCATTGCGTCAGTTGGTAAGCTTTGGAATAAGATCGGCCATTTAGTTACTTGTCAATGGATTGAGAAAACAATTAAGCTTTCCGATGCCTTACAGTCTAAGGTTACCGCCAAGGATCTTGAAAGAGAATTTGCGGTGGCCGATAAGCCCAAGAAGACTACCAAAAAGAAATCTTCACAAGGCCTTGACCTTAGTAACTTAAGCGATCAACAATTGAATACATTGTTGTTAGCTCTTCAAGAAAGGACTGGAACAAATGGCTAGTTTGAAAGACTTAATCGATCCTAAGCTTAAGAATCTGGTTTACCAAAAACAACAACTGCTTTGGAAACAAACTGAGTTTTGGGACGATCCTAAACTTAAGCTTAAACAAAAATAACTTGACAATCCCCTAGACTTTAACGAGTTTAGGGGATTTTTTTTTGCCAAAAATTTTTCCTCACCTCCCCACTTGCAAGTATTCAGTGGGTCGGTTCGGGGTATATATTGGTGAGCCTGCGGCTCTCTTTAGTTTAAAAGACCCCCGGGGGGTTCTATCTGGGAGGGGGCCAGGAAAAAAGTGTCGTGTGTGTTATATATATATATTATATCTACCATAGACAAAATGAGCAGATTTTAAAATTTGGTTTTATAATAATTACTTTCTATTTCGTGCAACAAGTCAAGGTAAGTTAATTCATTCTTATCTTCTTCAAACTCAATTGTTAACATCAGACGAGTGCCCTCATAATTTATTACCATATGTTCTTTTTGATTATTAAATAAGAATCGAGAACCAGGATGATATTGTAATTCAGTTACTGTGTGTCGTAGATCTAAGTGGTTTCTAAAAAAGGTATATGATGTGTTCGGTGTTTCTATCATTGAATTAATACACACACCTCTATTCAAATCAGTGTGCCAATTGTATATAGTTTTACTTTCCATTTTTAAAACACCAGCTTTATACTTATGGCGCTCATACAACCACAAATAAAAATTATCTTTCAGTAACACACCTACAGGTATAGGTGTAGCTATGAAATCAAAATAAGGCATCCATTTTGTTTCGGGATTAAACACTATGTTGTGTAGTTCTGGACTATTAAATTTTTTAACTTTTAGTTCTTCAAAATAGGGACTCATTATTTTTCCTATAAATATAAATATGGCCCCTTTGTTTAAAATCTAGGGTACCCATACTACTTTGTAAAAACTCCGATCATAAACTTCCCTTGCTCTAGGCCGGGTCTAACCGTGTAGTGTTTACCACTAGTCTGGCAAAAGAATTCTACATTTGTGAATCCAGCTTGTTTACCCATAGCCTCGAACTCGACTGGGGTGTAGTGCTTATAGTGAAACTCATTTATCGGTGGGAGTTTGTGTGGACGTACACATTCATTCGGCGATGATGCGATGAATATGTTTGACTTCTCCGCAGCTAGGTCGAATACATCTTGTGCTAGTTCTGGTGGTACGTGTTCTATGAACTCAAAAGATACGACAGCATCGTAGGCGGGTCTTAATGTTTTTGGTTCCATCTTAGTAATGTCGGTGACAATGTAGTTAACCTTACCGACATCACGACTAAACGACTCGTCAAATACTTCGTGCGCTTCTGGTGATTTATCAATACAGTCAATTGCAGAACACAATAGGTTATGCATAATTACAGAGCCATACCCAATACCACAACCCACATCTAGAATAGTTTCTGGTTTATGTTCTTTTAATGTCTTAACAGCAAAGTTATATCGTTCTAAATGATCTGCCCTAATATTGTTAGGGTCCATAATACGTTCAACCATTACACCTCCACTTTCATAATGCATCCTTGTTTCCAAGATCGAGCCATTGGTATGACCTCACGTTTAAATTTTATACACCATTCACTCAAGGCTTTCCATTCGCCCTCCTCCCATTTTGGATATGGGGATATGGGGGAGGGCAGAAGATCATCAAACCTTATCAATGTGCCACTAACTATCTGATCGTTTAACAATTCAAGAACAGTTCGTGTTGATTCATATAAATCACAATCAATATTCATAAATGATATATGTTCTTTGTGGTCTTTCTTCCAAATCGGTATGGTTTCTTCGAACCAACCTTCGTGTAAGACTACGTTTGGTACCACTTTAGGTAATTCTGATACAGCAAAATGTCCTTTTTCTATTACTTTATGTCCCATAAACCATCGCTCTGGTAAACCTTCGAAGCTATCGAAGCCGTGAAACGTAATCTTTTTATTTAAACTGGCTAAATAATTTATAGATTTACCTTCATACACACCAAACTCTGTGTAGTGTCCTTTAGGGTGAGAGATATTCTGCATACAGAATTGGTATTCCATAACTCGATGATCTAAAAGGACCATTGGTTGGTATAAAAACTCTTCTGGTTTCATAAAATGCATTGTAAACAAACACTTGCATATTGTCAAATCCTTGTTTATATTGGTAGAACCAGTCGCATCCACCTAGTTCTGTCTAAAATTAACTAGGATGTAAGCTTCACTTGTCTCCTACAGCTTGGGATCCTGGTATATGAAGAGAAGGGAGAGACAGTTGTGGGTTATTGTCCTCCCTTCAGAGATTTAAAACTATGACAGAAAAAAAAGTACACATTCTTTACGGTAAAATGACAGAAGAAGAGCTTATTGACTTGTATAAAGTTAAAAGAGAAGCGAGAATATATGGAGGAGGCGAAGAATTAAAAGAAATACAAGCCGAACTAGAGCGCAGAAGACTAAGACGGCTACAGAAAACTAACCCAAAGGAGTATGAAAAGAGAATGTTAGAGAAACCAACAGACAATAACGTAAAAGTTCCTACATTTCGTGGACTAACAGCTATGCAAGAAAAGTTTTGTATGGAATTTGCAGGCCACGGCGACGAAGTTAAAGCATATTTAGCTGCAGGGTACCAACCAGACAAGAATGATGCACGAACTAGGGCTAAAGCTAGGGTAATTATGAAGAATGAAAAGGTTATGGAGCGAATCAAAGAGTATCAAGACGAAGCCGTAACTAAAATTACGTGGACAAAAGAAAAAGTTCTTGAAAGACTAGCAAAAGTTTACAATGAAGCTATGCAAGACAGTGATTTTACAAATGCTAACAAATCTATGGAGCATATTGCTAAACATTTAGGTATGTTTGTAGATAAAGTGGAGCAGACTGTAAAGACAACTGGCTTTGAAAGTGGTGACAAGAAGAAAGACGTAGAGCGATTGGTAAAAATTGCTGGTCTGAAAGTTGTATCGTCAAACAATGAACCTAAAAAGTAATGAATTTATAAGCGACGAGGATATTGCCAAGCTTAGACACCTTGCATTTCAAAATGTTCGTGATAATTTCTCTGGTTTTATAGAAGCCTTTGCCCCAAAGCTTGTCGCTGATTTTAAAATGGGTAAACATATTGATGTTATTAGTCGTAAGCTACAACAAGTTGAACAAGGTGAAGTTAAAAGGTTGATGGTGTTTTTACCACCCCGTAGTTCTAAATCATTAATATGTTCTAAATTATTTCCTGCGTGGTACCTTGGTCGTCATCCTAATCACGAGATATTATCGGTATCACATAGTGATCAGTTAGCCTCTGACTTTGGTAGAAGTGTAAGAGATGTGGTGAATGACCAAGACTATCAATCAATATTTGAGGGAGTCAAGTTAAGATCCGATGTTAGAGCTGCCGGTAAATGGCAGACAAACAAAAACGGTGTATATGTAGCAGCAGGTGTTCGTACACAGATAGCTGGTCGTGGTGCACACGTAGCTCTACTTGATGACGTAATGTCAGAGGAAGATGCTTTTAGTGAAGCTGGTCGTCGTTACATTAAAGAGTGGTATCCAGCTGGTTTACGAACCAGACTTATGCCGAATGGCTCCATAGTTATTATTAACACTCGATATCACGAAGATGATATTTGTGGTTGGTTATTATCTAGCCAAGGAGATGGTGAAGATAAAGCTATGAACTGGGAAGTTATACGGATACCTGCGTGGGTTGATGATAGTAGCAGTAAATTATTAAACTTACCAGTCGGTGAGTCATACTTTCCAGAATGGAAACCGAAAGAGATATTAGAGAATGATGAAGCTGAGATTCGTAGACATAATGGTTCACGATATTGGGAATCATTGTATATGCAAAACCCAGTTCCAGATGAAGGGGGTATTCTTAAAAAGTCGTGGTTTAGAATATGGGATGAACAAGATCCACCACATTGTGATTTTATAATACAAACTATGGATACGGCATTCTCAACAAGAACGACTGCCGATTATAGTGTGATACAAACTTGGGGTATTTTTGTTACAACAGAAACAGATAGTGAGGGAGTCGAACGAGATATCGGTAATTTAATTTTACTTGGTAATGTTCGTAGTCGTTTTGAATATCCAGAGTTACGATCTAATGCACAAGATGCATTTGATGAACACGATCCAGATATTATAATAATAGAGAAGAAAGCCAGTGGGCAATCGCTAATACAAGATTTACGACGAGCGGGTTTACCTATACTTGAATATACTCCTGATCGTGATAAAGTAGCGAGAGCCTATGCTGCCTCACCCTTGGTAGAGTCGGGTCGAGTATGGTTGCCAAATAAACTGTGGGCACAAACATTATTTGATGAAGCCATCAGTTTTCCGAATGCGGCACACGACGACCAAGTGGATGCGATGGTAATGGCGATACATTATATGAAAGATTCTTGGCACTTGCAACATCCCCATGATCCGTATTATAGTGATAATGACAATACTTATAAAAAA